CCTGGCGTTATATAAATAGTTGCTGTACTACTGGTTGCATTTGCAGAAAAGTAAGCATTAGGTACAAACGTAATTATTTCGTCTGTCCCTGGTAGTAATGGCAAACAATTGTTTTGTGTAGACGTAGGAACTACAGCACCAGAGGTAGCCTGTGCAGAGGTCTGACCATAGCCAAGAATAACTACAACAGCACCGCTATTGATAACCCTGTACTGATTACCACCAAGCGTACTAGACGCTACTTGAACAGGCGTAGTAGCAGTAGTAGTTGCAGATATAACTACTGTGTTACCGCAAGGAGAGAATGGTGCTGATACTGACATTACTCACCTATTTTGGTTTGTAATACCAATTGTGCTTGATATGCAGATATTACTTCTGGTGTCCACACAGCAGATGCAATAGCAGGAATAGGCGCAGGGTCTGTTTGTGAGTCTGTGTCCCCTGGGTGACGTACCCATCTGTGATAAGTGCGTGTAATCTCTACACCGTCTTTGGTTATTACTTCTGCTTGACGTACTTGAATAGTGCCGTTTTCTAGCACTTCTGTGCGGTCGATGATTGTGGATGATGCGAGTGTCATTGTGACTCCTTAGAATGATGCAGGATATGTTGCAGAAAATGTATATACATAGTTATTTGTCCACGGCGGGGTAGTTCCCGTAAAAGATATTATTTGTAAAACAGTTGAGCTTCCGGAGACAAAACTAGCATAAGAAGTTCCCGTTACATTATCTTCTCTTACAACTCCTTCATATGATCTACCATTTACCACAGAAGCTGTAGTAAAAGGTAATGCTCCGACAATCATTGCTCCTGAAGCAGTACCAGCCGTTGTAATTGAAACATAACCATTTATAAATACATTTCTTCCAACTTTTGTGTAAGTACCGGCAGAAGTATATGCAGTTAATGTTCCGCCTCCGGGGGTTAAAGTTGGTGTCCAAGTCCCTGTCTCATAGTCATTAAGCGTACTATTTGCAAGAGCACTACTGTTGTTAAATACTATTCCTGCGTTGGATGTTGTGAACGAAAGGTTGCCTGTAGTTGTAAAACGAGCAACTTCTGTATTGCTTGTTGCAAATCTTAAAGGTATTGAATCATAAGTAGAAAGCCAACCGCCACCAGATGAAACAGCAAATTCACAACGATAAGCGTTATTTGCATTTACAACATAAGCCGCATTTGTGGCGTTATATAAAGTTACATTTTGTGCAAATCCACTAGGAGATGTTGGAGTAGAAGTTCCAACGCCTAAATTTGTACCAGTAAAAGACAGTACAGTTGGACTTGCCACCGCTACGTTACTGCTATTAATGTAAACCACACCGTTAGCAGTACCACCAGAAATACTTAAGTTTGCTGATGTAAGGGTTGGATTAACAAGTGTTACGTTACCAAAAGAAGTAACCGTATTACCCAGACCAACAGATGTGTTTCCAATAGTTACGGGCGTATTAAAGTCCGCATCCAATTGCGACAAAGGAATAGACGTTGTTGCCGAAGCAAAGACATAGGGTACACCAGCCATTTTAGAACCTCACTCTTAGTTCATGTTCAAATTCAAACGTATTTACCACAAAACCAGCATTGTTGGAAGTCATGGTGAGTCCCAAATACTTTCCGTACTGCTTGGCATCCGATTTGTACAAGTAATATCCGATAGATAGCAACCACTGCACAACTGCACTGCTATTATTTACCCACGATATTACCTGATTATTGTTATTTATCCAAGATACCCCAGCGTCTGCCAGAGTAACCACAGGACTACTTCCTGTCTCAGAATCTACACTCACATTAAACGTACCCGCTTGTGTCAAAGTAGCTTCAACCGCAAACTTCAACGCCTGTTTTGTACGTATAGGGTCACCCATATCCTGTAAAGCAGTCTGTATGTAACTGCTAACACTATTGGTTGTATTTGAATACAACTGATATAAATTGTTGGTGTTATCTATACCATAAAGGTTAATTTTACCTGCCAGAGGCGCAGATGTTATATAGGAAAGCGCATTCCCTTGGCTTGTAACAAACCATTTTTTCTCAAAAAATATGCACTGGATGTACCTAGAACCGCTTGGACCTATTGGAAAAGTGCTATTGACGTAGAAATTGAATACGGCACACAAAATGTTATTAATCAACACCTGTCCACCCGTTACAGGTCTTGTAAAGTCAATATACGGAAAAATACCGTCTAAAGGGTCTGATATTTTGGTGGTTGTAGAACCTACAAGCGCATAAATACCGTAGTCGTTCATAAAGAGCACGCTACGGAAGTACGGGAATATAGCGTACAACCGTTTAGAACCTATAGAAGCAGATACGTTAGTATTAGTAAATACAGTTGCACCCGTATTTGTTACCTGTAAATTACTAAATACGTTGATACTGTCTTCACCAAAGATGTACAAGAAATTATTGGCAGACAACAAGGCAGTAATGTTGCTATCTAGTGTTGAATCTGTAAGTGTCAGTGCTACAGCAGACACAGAAGTAAAGTCTGTTGGAGAAACAGAGCTAGAAGCATAAACTGTACGCCCTTGCGCTACCCAAACACGCCCTGAGAACGTTGCTACATCTACTATAGGGTTTGTACTTACTACTGCTTGTATAACTGCACCGCTACCTGTTCCACCAACAACCGCAACAGACGGAGCAGAGGTGTACCCAGTTCCTCTGTTGGTCATAATTACTTCTGCCACTGTATTTCCGCTAATTACAGCCACCGCATTTGCACCTGTACCACCTCCACCAGAGATGGTTACCGCCAAATTACCGTAAGCACCGTACCCAGTACCCCCGTTTACTACGTAAATAGACACTGTACCCGTTGCAAATGTAGTTACTTCCGCAATTGCAGCAGCATTAGACCCACCACCACCAGAGAAAGTAACAGTGGCATTGGCATACCCACTACCTGCATTTGTAAGCGTAATACTATTAACAATACCGCTAGATAACGTTGCAGTGGCGTTTGCACCAGCTCCATTACCACCTGTAATTGTGACCGCAGGAGCAGTTAAGTAACCAGAACCAGGCTCGGTAACAGTGACTGCAACCACATTACCGCTTTGTATGGTGGCATAGGCAACAGCCGTGTTTCCACCCGTGACTTGAGGCGCACCTATAGTGACCGTAGGAACTGCCGTGTAGCCAGAGCCTACATTACCTACAACTATGCTTTGTACGCCTCCTGCACCTGTTGTAATCGTTGCTACAGCCGTTGCTTGCACACCATTGGCGTTGTTAGGTGCAGATATAGTTACGGTTGGTGCTGCCGTGTAGTTTTGACCTGGGTTTGTAATGCCAATTAAGCTCACAGAACCCACAGAAATTAGACTTGTACCGTTCCAGTCAAACAAACCTTTGTTGGGGTCACCTATAAACAAGTCTGTATTTTGATACTGAGCTGTGGTGACGTTAGAGCTAGATAACGTACCCGCAGTAGCAACAGTGACTAAACTACTGGTGCTTAGGTTGTACGCTTCCATGCCTCCGTTAAACTCGGACGCTACAACGTACTGACCATTGATGTTTGCGTTGGTTAGAGAGACAACAGTGTTGGAAAAAACAACGTTATTTCCTCCAATATTTTTAACATTATCAGGTCCAGAGACAATTTTAAGGTTGCCTGGTCCTATTGGCATTGCATTTTCTAGCCAATAAAATTCATCCTTATCAATAGCTGTGCGGTTAGCCTTGGTATCTACACCTTTAAAGTTTTTAATTACCGCATAGCTTTTCTTTTGCTCTGCTGATGCCATTCTTAACCTCCACTACTGTAGGGGTTGGGGATTCTTCTTGTGTAAGTAGAATTAAGAATGTTCAATACTTTTTTATTGTATTGTTGCTGGTATATCTCGGCTTCACCGTAAGATTGCTCGTAAAACTTAGCTTTGTAGGCTGCGTAATACTGCACTGCGGTACTCCAGGGGTCAAGAATAGTATCTTGCACATCAGGCGTACCTATAGACAAAGGTTGTGGCAATATAACCGTGTCTAATTCAATGTAGTAAGACTGGTCTGGGACTGGGGCAATGTATATTTGTTGTTGACCGTAGACGGAAAAACAAATTGGTCTGCCAATGTAATTCTGCCAATAACGGAGCTGGGAAGTGAAATCAGACCACGGCAAGTAACGCATAGGGATGCGACTATTACCCCAGTAAAGATTAATGTTGAGAATGTCAACCGTATTAATTCCGTTAGGTAACGCTTGAAAAGGAATAATCTCTGCATTTTGAACATATAACAAAGTTGCCGTACCATCCGCAAATGTGGTGGTAGGGGGAAAAATGTTTGTACCTGTTGGATACGCTGGTGCAGCAGTGCCAGATATACCGCTTGTTTGATACTGATAAATGTAAATGTTGCTGAACACATACTGACCTGCGGTAACGGATGTACTTGCCACCCAAGGCGTAGCAGGTGTTGTATTTGTGTTTGTGCTTAGGTAGGGATTAGAAGACGCTATGGGAGTAGATGTGTTTTGAACTGTACGCAAACACCCCGTATCCCTGACTAATTGTGAACGAGACTCGTTAATGTATCCTGTTAACTGAGCTTGAGTCCAAAAATTATTGTTGGCATCATGCAGCAGATATTCAACTTGTGTGAGATAGTTGTTGAGCGTCGGCATGAAACATCCATAGTTAAGCTACCCGCTTTTGAAAGGATTTTCCCCCCACGCCTTTCTCAAGACGCAAGGGTACTACGCCTACAGCCGAGGGTAACGAGCTGTCTTTTATAGGCTTCTCAGTTGTTATCTCAAACTGGTCTAGCTTTTTTAAACTTTCTTCTAGTTCTGCGTGGGTTTGAATCCAACCATGTCGAACCAAAATGTGTTCTCTGTCTTTAAGCGTGTAACCAAATAACTGCACAGCTCCAGCAAGAGGAATCTCTACAGATACGTTTTTTACAAACTCATAGACAACACCGTCATAACCTATGGTTAATTCGATGTTGCCACGATTGGTTACAAATACCTTATCCATTAGAAACTAACAACATCACCATAAATTACGATGTTAACCAAGTTAGAGTTACCACTAGCTGTGTTAATGTTTACGTATAGTGCTTGTGTTGTTGCCCCTGAAACTGCCGTATTTGCTCCGTATGCACCTGCAATTGTTAAATCTTGATACTTACCAGAAGTGGTCAAGTTAGACAAAACTACGTTGGCTACTACTGCATTAGAGATGTTGCCATCACTGGATGTTGTAATAGATACGTTAGCAGAAGATACACTGCCCTGTGGATTGTTCACAGTAATTCTGCGAAGAATAACAGAGCCAGAAGAGTTAGCAGATGCACCTACAGTCAAACCACCTGACAACAAAGGAATGGTGATAACACCAGACCCTGTTGTAGCTAAGTTTGCTTGAGGAGCATAGCCAATACGACCATTCCCAAATGAATCTAGGTTAAATTGACCTACTGAATCGGGATTAGCCATGTGTCCTCCTTAGACGTTGTTATATGTACCACTAACGTTCTGACCACCTTCAACTGTCAAAACTTGAACAGTAGTGTTGTAACCAGAAGAGTTAATAAATACGTTAACACCGTCAGAGACAACCACACCACCTGTATTGTTTCCAATAAAAGGTCCAACAGCAGAAATGTTTCCTGTTGTTAAGTTGGTTGCAGAGGTCATGTTGATGGTCACGTTAGCAGTAGGAGGTACTAAGTACACACCTGCTGGTATAACGTTACCTGTAGTGGTTGCAGAAATGTTTGCAAACGTAAAATACGCACCAGGCGTGTTTGCCGTTGCATTTGCAAGGATAATTTTATTGAGTGCTAATGCCATTTGTCATTACTCCTTACAGTGAGAGGTAGTTGTAGTTGGTAACTTTTGACATTGCCTTGGGCTTTACAGACACCAACTCAGCAATCATAAGAACCGCACCTACGTAACCAATTTGCCAGTTAGGTAATGTGGACTCAAATCCTGTGAACACAAATGAACCTTGCTCGTGAATGTACAAGCTCAAGTAGTTGGTGTTCAGGAAGTACACAGTGCCTTCTGGACAATATGGGTCTGGATAAATTGGAACGCCCGCAACCATCAACGCTCTAAACGCTGCTTGAGGACCGTTGTTGTCACCATCAAAGCCTGAGCCAGGAGTGATAACGTATTGCTCTTGACCAACAAAGTCTTGAGCTAAGAGTGTCCATGTACCAAATCCGCAAACACCAAAAGAAGGCATTTCTGCACCCCTTTTAACTGTTCCAGAAATGTACTGAAGAATGTTTTGTCTTGTTGGGTTTACGTTACCTGCGTTGTAAACCTTAGACTGCCACCATGTGTAGGTGCTACGGTTGATGTTACCGTAAGTAGTCTGGTATGTTGCACCACCTGTACCGTCATCCACCGCTGCGGGGAGTCCAATAAATTGTTGGTTGTTTGTGGTGTTGTTATACAAGGCTGTTGCCATTGCATCCATCATCACGTTGGTTGCGTCATTCATACGTGCTTCAATCAATGGAATAATTGCAGCGTCTTGTTGAGCAACGCCTTCCATACCGAGGAACGGCACGGGAGAAATCATCAACTTGAGGTCAAACTCAGCGTTGTAAGCACCTTGTTGTACTGACGGCTGGGCAAAAGAGCCAGAGTAGTCAGACCACTGTGCGTTAACAAACTGTGCGCCTTGGACGGGCACGGTTACTGAAGATACACCACCTGATGCTTGTTGACTGTTTGCAATCAACGCTGCCATCAAAGGCGTACTGTTGTATAACTGCACAACCAGTTTGGGAATAAACGCTCTACGGGTTACATACGTAAGTTCCGTAAATTGTGAACTACCTGTCTGGGGCAGAATTCCACCACCTATAGCCATATTAGCTCCTTAAAGATGGGCATCTCTGCCCTGACAAATTTACTACCCTCTTTTACAAACCGATTGGACGTTGTGGTTTACGCAGGTCTGCGAAAGCCTTCACCGCCTCTTGCTGCGCTGCCCCTCTTGGGTCTTTCCAGAATTTGCCAAGGTCAAACTGGCGAACTGCGGAAGGGTTGTACCCAGTAGGAGTAGGCTTTGCAGCCTGTCTCATATACTCAAAATACTCGGCAGCAGTGTCGTGACTTGGAATCTGCTTTTCAAGCATGAGTTTTTCAATTTCTGGAATATCTTCTTTTCTAATATTTTTATTAGTAATCAGATTGTTCCTGCGTTTTTCTAATTCAGACTGAGCATCTCTTTCTCTGAGTTTAGACTCTAAGGCTTGTACTCTTGCATCAGACGCAGTGATTGCTCTGTTGGTGTATTCCTCAATGTCCAGCTCAGGAATAGGCATTCCAGGCTTAATTTTTTTAGTCATCCGCAAAAAGTCTTTGCGAGTGTCTGGATTTTCAGCAAGCGTTTGAGCCAGACTAGCTAACTCATCTCGTGCTTCAAGTGAAAGATTTTCTAAAGACATTTTGTTACCCTCTTACCGTTGTTAAATAATTTTTTTACCGTCACCTGGCTTTTCAACTCTCATACCGCCAAAAGCAGCTTTAGTTGCGCCAGTCAAACCGCCAAACTGGGAATAACGTGGAGTGTTAATCACAACGCCATTCTTTTGGTTGTTGTCTGTAGGTCTACGTGGTTGAGAATTACCTCTTGGTTTAAATAAATCCATGATTTTTCCTTACATTGGGGGTGGGGGAAGCCCTGGCATACCACCAGGAGGGGGAGGCATACCACCGCCAGGTGCTGGAGGTGGAGGAGGCATACCACCAGGAGGTGACATACCAGGTATAGGTGAACCAGCCATAGCTTTTCCTTCTGGAGTGCCACCACCAGCTTGCGGTAGTGTTTGCAACATCTGAAGAATTTCTGACTGTTGTAATTCGTTTGTTTTGTTCTTACGTGCACCAAGAATCTTGTTGATTGCACCGATAGCTGCGAGCGCTGCTTTGCCCTCTTCAGAATCAGAACCTAATGCAGGTAAAGATTGCTCTAGTAAATCTTGAGCCATACCTAAATTAATTTTTGCAGCCTCCTTAGAACCCATCTTAGGTTCAGGAGTTGACATTGGAGAACCCATAGGAGGTACTTCAGCATCAGACATATTAGCACCTGGAGGGGGCGCATCCTGTGCACCAGGCATAGGCGTTCCAGCAGAACGACTGCCTTTCATTAACTCCATTAACTTATCTGACGGGACACTCATATTTTCTCCTTGCCTAGTTTGTAACCACTTACAAACCATTTGTCAATAGGGTGGCAGTATTTTACGACATACTGCCAATGTCGGCATAATTACTTACGCTTGTGTTTGCGTGAACCACGTTTCATGGGAAGCTCCTTAAACAAACAATTTCTCATTAAGGGGAGAAACCATACCCTATTCTCTTTCAAGAATTACCGTCTGGTCTTGCGACCTCTTTTACCATATCTGTGCATCATGATGTCATTCCTTAATTAAGTTCTGGCGTAGTTGCGTTGCGTTCTACCGCCAGATGAGTTTTTAACACCCGTTGTTCTTTGTGTCAAGCCTGGTCCTGATGTTTGTTTACGCAATGTGTCCGTGCTCACCCGTGGCTGGTCTGCCTTGGGGCTAACTCTTGCTCCACCTACGTTTTGTGTTGCCATCATCCGACCTTCTTAAGTTCAGGTTTACTTTGTTCTTTACCAGGAGGTTTAGGCGGTTGTGAGGCTTGTTTTTCCTCCATTTTCTTCAACCGTTCTATCAACTCTTCTTTCATTGGTGGCTCTATTAAATCAAGTAATGATTTTTTGTCAATAACCCCAGCCTTAAGAAGGTTAAACGCAAGCGTCCTTGTGTCTTCCGTAAAGATGGGTGAGTTAGAGTGTCCGTCCACTTTAACCGTAAATTCTTTGGTGAACTGTTCGGCAATGAAAGGTATACCGTGCGTGTCTTTGAAGTGCGTATCATCATAAATTTGCATAGCCTTTAAGTACAAGGTTGCTAACTTCTCTAACGAATCCTCAATAATTAGTGCCCGTTTTTTTACTCGTGACGAACCCAGACGGGCTAACTGAGAGGCATGACCTGCTGACCTGACACCTGCCTCACCTTTACCTTGTAGTACGTTACCCACCCCTGATGCTTCCTCAAACATTGCATCTATCTCACGCAGTTCTGTGAAGAGGTCTGGTGGCATAGTGGGTGCTAACTTCTCTACTTTGGCGTTGGGCATATCAGTAGATAAAAGACCTCCAGCTCGGTTCAAGGCGAAATTCTTTTCGTCCAAGATTCCCGTAAATCCTATTAGGGCGGTTGGAGGTGAAACTTGCTTTGATAACAGGTCCAAGATTTCGGTCATGCGCCTGTTACGCAACTGCTGCAAGTAGATTAATCGTTGTACTTCACTACCACCCCAGTAGTAGTCGTACAGTGGGTTAGGACATATCTGGATGAACGGAAGTTCACCCTTGATAAACATTTCTTCACCTGGACGCTCATAAATAATTACGTCTGGGTCTGCCTTTGTGACCACTCTGTAGTCTGCAATGTCGTCACACCAAATCCACAACTCAGTCATCTCAACTGTGTCTTCTGCAACCTCTGCTTTGTAGCGGTTACCACCAGCAAGGTCTAAGTTAACGTTACCGTAGATGGTTGGGTTGGACTGCGAAATAATAATGCGCTCTAGACCGTTGGCTATCTCGGTCCTCTCGTGAGGCATAGAATTTATTTTTTGTAGTATCTTGTCTCTGTTGGGATGCTTGTACAAACGAGCATACAACTCAGACTTGGTGATGTAATACTTGTGGATGATTGCTTCTTGTCTATCCGTGTACGTGATGTCTTCACGCAGGACACCCACCGTACCAGGCTCAACCATGTACGGATGGATACCGTTGTTTATGATGAGCTTGACGTAAGTTGTGCCGTAAACAAGTGCCCAAGTGGTAGCCGTAGAAAATACTTGGTCAGCGTTGCTATTTAGCCACTCGTTGTTAAGAGCTTTTGTGAGGACTGGAATCTTGGTGTGCTCACCTTCTGGAACAGACGCACCCAGGTTAATACTAAATCTTGTTGTCTCAGCAGAGTACAAGAAAGAAGTAACTTGGTCTAGGTGCGGAAATATTTTGTTGTAGAGTGCAGGAGCTTCATCAGGTCCGTTACCAAAGAGATACCAGTTACGTAAAGAAGCGTAATCTACTTTACGAGAGGCAAGGGAGACTTCGCATTTATAGATGATGTCATTAAAGAACTCATCTCTATCTAGCATCCCTTTTGGTATTTTCATGGTTACTCCGAACTTGAATTAATCTTAAGTCCCTCATGGTCAACCTGACTCCCTGCACCAGGTCTGGGTGGTACAAATTGTCCTACACTTTTGGGTAAAACGCTAACGGCTTCGTCAGCAACGGGTTTAAACTGCCCACCCATGACGGATTTGAGGTTGATATTACCACCATTACCCCAGTTTACGCCACTCAGACGTTGCTTAATTATTTCTTCCTCTTGACGCTTCTGATTCTGAGCCATAGCAGCTCCAGCTTTCTCAAAAGCCTTGTCAGATAGTTTATTTTTGCGTTTTAAGTACCCAGTTTGGTGTTCACCAGCCTTTGTAGACTTAATATCGGTCATATCAAACTCTAAAGCCAGTTGTTTAAGGTTTTTATCGTTTTTCTTGGTGTTTTCGGACTTTATGCCTACTGGTTGCAAGAAAATAACAGATAAATCCCCTTGACAGAACTTTATAGGGCATTTTGCCTCCCTAGATTCAAATACACCGTGTTCTGTACACATATAGTCTTTAAGCACTGCCATATCACCCCCTTTTTCAAGTTTTTAACAAAATATTGTCGAAATTTGCGTAATTATGCCTATTTAAAGGCTTGTTTTGTACTTTAAACCCCGTGTTGGTCATTACTAACTTACTCATTGGCATTACAGCAGGAACTGGTTCTTTCCTGTAATCAGGATAAGTCTCGTTGGTATGTTTCTTCATTACCCGCAACCGCCCTTCTTTCCAGTGCATATAGGCTCTGTTAAGCCCACGTTGGACAGATTCAGTCATGGGTAGTTTGTTTTCTTTGATGATGTACATAAACAAACGGTCAGATATGCCCGCTATCTCACAGAAATTCTTAATAGAGATACCCCTGTCCTTGTCATCAAGGAACAGTTTGAGTTCTTTCTTAAGAGTTTTCTTATCTAGAGGCAACATCTTTACCTCCGTACACGCCTATCATCTTTAAATAATTGCTTACGTTCTTGCCGACTGCCAGTTGTTCAGGGGTGTACTCATCTTGTTTGAGTGACATTTCTTTTGACAGACGCATACCTATCAATCTAGGTTGTACTTGTTCTGCCCACGCAATCGTAGCTAGGGCAGCAGCTATCACACGGTCATCCTTACCTCTACCAGGTGCACCTATAAATCCATTTTCACGGACGATGCCTTTCATTTCTTCTAGCAAGTCCATGCTGAAGATGCCCATCATGCCACGCTCAAAGTAATCCTTCATGTAGGAGAGCATACGTTCTTTAGATGATGAGGTGGTTAGGAAGCCTATGGAGTTGGAGAGTCCACCCATTGTGTCGTTGCGCCTCCAAATGTAGTTTTGCATACTACCGAGTACGTCCATCATGTCGGTTGCCATCTTGCCTTGCATGGCAGAGGCTAGACGTTTTAGGTTTCTGAGTTCGTTGATGACTGCTTGTCCTGGTCCGTTAACTTCGAGGTTAAGAGTCGAGTTTTTGTATGCTCCAGCAATGTGAGCAATGACCCAAGCGAACTGGTAAGTGTTAAGCTCCGATGTGGCGAATTCAGCAACTTGGTCAAGTCCGTCTGCATAGACTCGATAGACTTGTATGCAAAATCTGTCAGCCCAATCTGAGCTGCCGTAAGCTGGGTCTGCTCCAATAACGTAGTAGGCGGTATCAACGGGTTGTTGCCATACCCGTAGCGTTGCCAAACGGTCTGAGGACGGTAAGCACTCTGTGTCTTGGAAGAGTTGCCCAAAGGCGTATCTGTAACATTCGTAGTCAAGGGTTTTGGCGTGTTTTGCTGCATCTGTACACCTGCTATTAGAAAAGAAACTTGTACCTGTCATCACAAAAGCATAGTCTTCAGTTGGTGGGAACTCTTGGTACATCAGGGTTTCATCCTTGATACCTTCTGCCATCTTCCATCTCCACCAAGCCATCTGGCGTGAGTTTATCTCAACACCGTACATCTTTTTAATTTCTCTAACCCATTCCTTCTCTTCGGGTTTGAGTTTACCGTCCCAGTAAACCTTGTACTCTTTTGTATCTGGTCCTACAGAGTAATACTCGTTGCGCCACCAACCGCAAAATATTGCACGCTGTGTCCTAGCTCTCTTAGCCGTCTTGTACATATCGTGGAACATATTGAACCCTTGTGCAGTGGATTCAAAGATGTACAGACGCTGAGGATTCTTTTCTGCAAGAGATGCTATCAGGGAAGCTAGACCTTCGTCATTTCCCCAGGAAGCGGTCTCTGTTGCATGAAGGTAAGTAATAGCCTTACCCTGCCCCAACCTAGCTTTATTTCCCGCAATTTGATAGAAGATGCGAGACCTGTTCTTGAGGACCATCTGGTTTCTATTGTGGGCAACCAAAGGAATCTTATATTCTTTGGGCAGACCATCAATATACATTCCCAACGTGCTTCGGAACATATCCCTGTTTTCTTCTGTATCTGAAACAAGTGTCCCTTGCCATCCTGGGTGTGTGAACTGCCAATATAAATCAAGAGCCAGGGATACTGTGGTAATTCCCAATTGCCTGCCTTTGAGAATAACAAAGAAATGAACATCTTCTTTTAACCCCTTATCTATCTCTTCCATGACATACGTCTGTGTCCCTAAGAGCTTACCCATTTTCTTGAGACCTTCTTCTTTTGTCTCAATCTTTAGTTCGGCACAGAACTTATAAAACTTGGCTAGGTCAAAATCCATCAAGCCTCCCAGGGCATTACTTCACCGTACTTGTCTTTCATAAACTTGTGACCTGCTTCAAAGAACTCTTTTGTAACAGAGCCAGGGTTACCACCCAGTCTGAAATTAAAAGTATGTTTCTTAGTCGTCCCAAACTTGGGGAACATCTGTTTAGCAACTCTGTAAAACTCTCTGTCAGAACCAAAGCCAGGCATACCAAGGATTGCAGATATTCCTTTTAACTTGTCTGTCCTCATGCCCCACATACACCAGTCTACAAAGTTACAACCCTTGTTGTTCCAGTCCTCGTGCAACTCACCCAGTGCTTCACACCTGTCGTTGAACAAGAACTCTCCGTCCTTATTGTGTATCTTACGCAGTGAGTATGCCCAGTCATTATCTCTGTTGATAATCTCCATCAGGCTTGCTACGTGATTGTGGTCAAACCAGTCATCGTCATTACAGAAGAATGTAACGTCTTCGTTAATCAGGTGAGGTACTGCTGCCAACCACCTGCGACCATCTTTGTCAGGAAAGGCTATAGGGGTTGGGAAGACACAGACGTGCTGGTTCTTCTTTAAAAGGAGTCTGGGGAGCATACCGTTGTCGTAAAGTAGGTAGTGCTGGACAGGGTATGTTTGAGACTGTACGGAGGCTATACACTGGTCTAGCTCAGGTCTACCTTTAGTAACAGTGACAACTGCTGCGGTTAGTTTTCTTTTTATCAT